AATTACCAGAAGGATACACATATAGTTCTATATATTACACATCTCGTGGTAATGGAGAAAGAAATTCAACTGATTTTTCTTCTTGGAATAAAGTAGGTCAGTTTTTCAAAATACAATCATCTGAATTATCGGGTGGAATTGTAGTTGCTGCTATTTTAGAAAAAGATGTTAAAGTAGCTAAGCCAGAAATAAGTGTATCTAATTTTAAATACGATGCGGAAATAAAAGAATCCGATGTAGATAAAGTCGTAAATGTTACATTTAGTACAACAAATGCTGATTATGTATACGCATATGTAAACGCTGATAATCCATTAAGAGTATCTGCAAATCAAGGGTACATTAGTTTATTTTTCAATAAAGATTTTGCAAGTGAATATGGTACTAAAAAAATATACTTAGTACCTGTTAGTGATTTATTTGGAACGGGTGATAGAGTTGAAGTATTAGTAAACTTTATTGCAATAAATGATTTTCCATCAATAACTCAGATTATTTATCCAGATTCAATAGATGTACCTTCGTTTTCTGATTTACAAATTGATTATGAAGTACAATATAATTCATTTGCAGTAAGTTCTATTGATGTAGAATTATTAGCAAAAGATAATAGTAGAATTGGATTATTTAAAAATTTACCACCCAATGGTGCTTTTAATATAAACCTAAGGCAATTAGCCGATAGATTTTCTCAATGGAATGGTAATAGTACTGTAACATTAATATTTAAACCATTTAATAGAGGTGGCGAAGAAGAATTAGTTGGAAACGAATATACTATTATTACAAATATATCGTATCCTACAATTAGACTGGATGAAGATATTATTAGAAAATCTATTTACGATGCTTTTATTGGAAATCTTAAATTTATAGAACCTGAAAGAGATAGTAAGTATTTAACACATCTTGCCAATTTTGGAAATGATGAGCAAATTATAATATCATCTTGGGAAAAGGATGATTGGACATTATCTAAAAAATCTACTGATGATTTAGGAAATGAAATTGTTAAAGATGGTGATGTGGTAGAATCTACTATATTAAAATTATATTCACCACTACCTGCTAATGTAACATCTAATTCAACATTTTGGATTACTAAATTAATGAGTAATCCTCTTATTGAAACGGTTGTATTAAGCGAACAAGATAATTTAAGTTGTCCTACTATAAAAGGACCTAATTTCAATATTGATGTTGATTTTGTTAGTGGGCAATCTACTAACTATGAATCTTTAGATAATTTAATATTAAGTGGGTCTACCACATCAAATCAATTAGTTTCAACATATTTAAGTTCATCTTTGAATAATACAGATGAATTAAATATAGAGTATGTAAGTGGTTCAACTTATTTGTGGAATAATTTTGTACACTTTAGTTCAGCAAAAGAAAGAGTAGATAATTTTGCATATAAAGTACAATTGATAGAAACCTACGAAACGGCTATATCTGCTTCAAATGCATCACAAGCACATAGTGGTTCTATTGCATCTACACAAGAAGCAGTAAGACAAGAGTTGAAAAAAAATCAATTAGTAAATGCATTTGATGGATTTGAAAAATTCTTATACACATCATCTTCATTATATACAACAAATAATAGTACATCTATAACTTGGCCATATAGTGGTAGTGTTAGATTATTATCTACCGATACGGGCAGTGTAGTTCCTTGGTATAATAATATTATAGAATTAGCAGAAGTTTGGGATAATAACAATCCAAATTTTATTAAAAATAATATTCCACAATATATTGTAAACGATGAAAATAATGCAAGTTATTTATTATTCTTTACAATGGTTGGGCAGCATTTTGATAACATATATTATCATACTAAATCTATTGAAAAAAGTAGAGGATTGGGATATAAAGCAAAAGATGGTATTTCTGATAAATTATTATTTGATGTATTAAAATCATTTAATTGGGATGCAAAGAACCTTGCAGCTGATGAACAATTATGGGAATATACATTTGGATTAGACTCAAATGGTAATACCAAAGAAACTAATCCAGCTAAACAAAGAACATACGAAGTTTGGAGAAGAATTGTAAATAATTTACCTTACTTATTAAAACATAAAGGAACTAGAAGAGGTGTATACGCTTTATTAAGTTGTTATGGTATCCCTGCATCAAATCTTTCAATTTTAGAATTTGGTGGACCGGAAATAAATAACAATGAAACTAAGAGTAAATTAGTAATGGATAACGTTACAACTGCTCTTAAAATGAATAGTGGTTCTTATTTAGAGATGGATTGGAAAATTACCGATAAAAGTAGAGTTCCAAACACAATTGAAATGTTTGTAAAGCCAGCATATGCAAGAGAATACCAATTAGTTTCAGGAAGTAGTTGGGGAGTATATCTTAGTGGCTCAACCGATTCTACATACGGACAGGTTAAATTTACATATTCAGGTTCAAACACTTTAATAAATACGATTTCATCATCATTATTACCAATATTCAATGATAAGTTCTTTGGTATATCTGTAAGTAGTGGCTCTAATGGATTACAATTAGATATTAGACAAGCTGATAAAGAAAGAACCTTATTCAGTAATTCGGTATCTTCATCTAATTATACAAATTGGAATAACGGAAGTAAAATCAAAGTTGGAGAAAAATATTCCGGTTCATTGGATGAATTCCGTTTATGGAGTGAGCAATTGGATACTAATGTATTCAATCAACACGTTTCATTTCCTGAAATGGTAAATGGTAATAGTATTTCGGCATCTACATCGGATTTATATTTCCGTTTAGATTTTGAATATCCAAAGAATTTGGCAGTAACGCAATCAATGATTAATATTGATACCAACGTTTATTTCCAAACAGGTAAAACTCGTAATGATTATGAAAGTGGTTCATTAATCCCATTATATTCATTAAATAGTTCTCCACTATTATATGTAAGCGCTAGTGGATTTACACCAATAACATCATATCCTTATCAGTTCGAAGCAATTGATAGAACAATTGTAATGGAAGTACCGGATGGCGGTGCAAGTAGATATTCAACTAATAAAATTAGATTTGAAGACCAATATACATTTGATGGAACAAAAATAAGTGGAAGTGTTGGCGTTGATTTATCAGTAAAACAAAGAGCAACTAAAAAAGCATTCGACCAATCGCCAACTGATTCTAATAGAGTGGGATTATTTTTCTCGCCTACTAAGGAATTGAATTTGGATATTGCAAAATCATTTGGTGGATTAAATATAGATGATTACATTGGAGACCCATCGGATGATTATAAACCAAACTATTCAAAATTAGATTCTTTAAGAAATTATTATTTCCAAAGATTTGATGGTAGAGATATTTACGCATATATTAATTTAATCAAACTATATGAAAAATCAATGTTTGATGATATTAAAAAAATGCTACCAGCGAGAGTTAAGGCTACTACGGGTTTATTAATTGAACCACACTTTTTGGAAAGAAGTAAAGTTCCTCATAAAAAACCATCAGGAGAAGAATATCAACAAGAAACATCGATTCATTTTGCTGATACAACTATATTTTTAGCAGAAAATCAACAATATGAAACTATTATTGATGGTAATTTATCTGAAAATTTATTTGGAGAAAATAATCAATATGATGGTATAATATATACTGCTTCAATAGATAAAACATTTGCAGAATCATATCAATTATATAGTTTAATCAATCCAAATGATAATTTAAATCAAATAGCAGAATCTTTTCAAAATGAAGTTACAATAGATGCTGGGTTGGGTGAAGCTACTATTTTATCGGAGATTGATATTTATGATACGAACACATTTGTTGGACAAAGTGATTATGAAAATGTAGGATTTGGTGTATATGCAGAAAATGGACATGCTATTAGAACATACTTTGATACAAATGGTAGACGTGTTAAGGAAAGAATTAAAGTAGATTTAATTAAAGAACAAAAACAAAGAGATGTAGTTGCGTATAATATAGTAATAAATGGAAAAGGTGACCCACGTGGTGGATACCACATAACATCTTCTATTTATTATGAAACGAAATTAAATATACAACCATATTCCGGTTCCAAAGTAATAAACGCTGGAACGGGTAGTATAGTTGAAGTAACAAAAGTAAACGGATATTTACCAACACATTATAGAAATACTTCGGATTTAACAAGAGGATTAGAAAATAGTTTCTTTAGAGGTTCAAAAAACACTGCAGCTACTACTTTAGATGGTAGTTCTCCTATTGAAACATTTGTATCTAATCCAAATACTCTAAGAGTTAATAAGACTGGTAGAGATAGTTCTGAACCAATTTTAGAAGTTGAGTAATAATTTTTATAAAAACTATATTTATTAACAAACGATATAATACAACACTATGGGATATTTAAGTAATACAGAATTAACAGTCGATGCAATCCTTACAAAAAAGGGTAGAGAAAAACTGGCAGCTGGACAGGGTTTAAACATAACTCAATTTGCTTTAGCAGATGATGAGATTGATTACTCTTTATACGAACCGGCACATCCATTAGGGTCATCTTACTACGATGCGGCAATTAAAAATATGCCAGTTTTAGAAGCTAATCCTGATGAAACACAAGTAATGAAATACAAATTAGTAACTTTACCAAAAAACACAACTCGTATTCCGGTTGTAGAATTTGGTGTTCCTAATATTGCAGTAAATCAAAAAAGTGGTGAAGTTTCATTATCACCAACAACATCTCCAGCCGGAAATAGAAGCTTAGGATATACAATTATCCTTTCTAATAAAACAGCAGGTGACATTGTAGGAGAAGGTGTAACATCTGATGTAGGAACAGTGCCTGTATTTATCGGAGATGATGTATCTGCAACTGCAGCAATTGCAAAAGGATTATCATTTAAATTTATTCCAAACCCATCCTTAACTTCAACTATCAGAACAACTATAACTGTTTATGGTAACGAAACAGGTGGTTCACAAACAATTCCAGTAACCGTAACATACGTTCAATAATTTAAACTATGGCATTAATAAGAGACAATAGAGGAAGCCTATTAGCAAGTAATTTATCACAATACTTAGCCGGTGCAGCGAACACCGCAGGAACTCCCGTTGATACTAACGAATTAGTTAGAATCGTAAACCAATTTTTAGGTCAAGGTGAACAAATCAGCTCGGATATAACTACCATCACAAATGGTATTTATAAAAAGTTCGGAGCTATTGATAAAGTAACTAATAGAACTGAAATTGTAACTTCTGGAATATGGAGTGGTGATACAGGTTCATTGGATGTAAACGCAACATATACATCTTCTGCACAAGTAACATCTGTAAGTGGTAAATACTATATCGATGTTTATAATGGATTAACATCATCTGATGCATCTCAGGTTCAATTCTCAGTTGCTTATGGCGATGCATTCGGATATGGTTCACCAACATTGGCTCAAAATGATGATTCAACTTCTCCAACAAAAGCAACTTATAATCAGTATAAAAACGTATTATTAGATTCAGCTGACCCGTATTTTAGCATATATAGTGGTACAACGGCAGGTGGTGCTGATATGACATCATTCTACGCAATCAATATCAATAGAGCTAGATACAAAGAAAGATTAGACCCAGGTAATATATCAATTGATTTATCTGGTTCATTAAGAAGTATTACGTTAATCGATGATAGTGGTGGAACTGATGAAAACGTTACAACCGCAGGAAGAGTTTATAATTTAGTTAGTGGTTCATTAAACATTGGAACTGCAGCTACTTCTTCAGTAAATAGTGCAACGGCATCTAATGGACAAGGATGGGGTTTATTCTATCCAGATATGGGAATCATTTTATTAAACCCAGCAGCATTATCTTCTTCGGTTGATACCAAATTAGCACCAGCATATGATTCACAAAAAAGTGTTTATCATAACCTTTCTTTAAGTGGTTCTACATATAGTGCAAACTCTGGCTCAGTAATGTTATTACGTTCTTTACAAGGTGGCGCTGACTTCCAAGTAAGAAGAACTGAAAACGTTTCAACATCTCATTATTTTGTAAGAGCAAACAATAGAGAATTTAACTTCTCAAACAACCCAACATTCGTAACCGGTTCTACTGGTCAGTTTGTTCAATCATTATTTGAAAGAGACCCGCATGTGTATATTACAAGTGTAGGATTATATGATGATTCTAATGAATTATTAGCAGTAGCAAAAACTTCTAAACCAATTGAGAAATCATTTGATAAAGAAGTGGCAATTAAGGTTAAATTAGATTTTTAGAGGAGAATAGCCAAATAACTATCTATGATTAAAACCATAGATTGAACCCAACCCTAAAAAGTTGGGTTTTTGTTTAATAAGATATTTATTAGTGATATGTTAAAAAGAATACCAAAATCAGATATTAGTATACGTCCATTTAAAGCCTATAAACAATGGGATTTTAATCAGGCTTCATCTGAAATTGCTTTATTGGAAGCTGAAGATGGAAATTATACATCAAATAGTGTAACAACTGATGGTGGATTATCGATTAATAAAAACTCATTATATGGACAACTAAGAGCTCAATTTTATAATGGACATGAAGATAATCCATTTGTAAGATATGGTGATAAATCATCTGATTATAATATACAAGAATCTACTCGTGATAGATATCTAAGCGGTTCGGCTAAAGTAATTTCTATTCCACAAATATATGTAGGCGAAGGAATCAAAAAGGGGTCTGTTTTATTAATTGATAAAAATGGAGTAACTACATCATTTATAGATGATAAGTTTGGAAATATAATTGGAGCAGGTGGAGATAGTATTACTTTTGGTAAAATTGATTTACAAGAACATAGTTTAAATTTTTTAGATATAGCTTCAAATGCATATTCTGGAACATTTCATACTATACCATATGTTGGATTCGATTTATCAGATGGTACATTTGATATAATTTACAATGGAACTAATTATAACTTAAACGTAGTGAGTTTTAATATAAATACGGGTGTTATGGTTGTAGAAAATATACCATTTTTAGAAGGAGCAGCTGGTAGTGATAAAATTGGTAACATATTTTACACACAAGGATTGATTGTATTAACTAGAGATGCAGCCGCAAAATTAAATACAAATTGGGAATTATCATTTAAATCTACAAAAACAATTTATGAGCATGAGTATCTTTTAATTGCAAATGATGATGAATTCAATGTATCCCAAAATCCAACGGCAGTAGTAGAGATTGGAAGAGAAAATGGATTTGTATCAGGCTCAGATGGTAAAATTTATAAAACAACTACAACTCCAGGTGTTAAATATATTAAAAAATTAACAACATTAGAAACAGGCGATATATTAGATTATAGATTTAGTGGTTCAATTGGTAATAAAAAAGCTGGATTTGAACACTATGATATAAGTGGCTCAGTAGATTCTACTGGTTCATTCTTAGCACCTATGATTACAACAATCGGATTATACGATGATAATTGTGATTTAGTTGCAATTGCTAAACTTCCACAACCAATAAAGTCAATGCCAGATTTAACTGTAAACTTTATTGTACGTTTTGATACTTAACTTATATTTATACTAAATACAAAAAACAATTATTATGGCAACAATCGAAGAATTATACAAAGCACAACAATCAGCATTAGGTGTTGATAAGATTAATTTTGATGCTGGTGTAAATGCAAAAACTCCATATACTACAAATGATTTGAAAAAAGCAGATGAGCAAGTTTTAACTGCTGAAAAATTCAAAACTGGTAGAGGTGGTGCAGTGAATGAGAAAAAATACTCAGACACATTTAAAAAATAAACCAACTTAATGGCTAAAAAAGTTACAAAAAAGAACAATCCAACTTGGGTTGCAAAGAAATACGGATTTAAATCAGGTTTAGAACAAACCATTTCCCAACAAATAGAATCCAAAGGAATTAAAGTAGAGTATGAAACTGAAAAAGTTCCATACATAATTCCTGCATCAAATCATACATATAGTCCTGACTTTAAACTACCAAATGGTATTAGAGTAGAGACAAAGGGTAGATTTGTAGCGGCTGATAGAAAAAAACACTTGTTAGTTAAGGCTCAAAACCCCACAATTGATATTAGGTTCGTTTTCTCCAATTCTAAGAACAAAATCACAAAAAACTCTAAAACCACATACGCAGATTGGTGTGATAAGAATGGTTATAAGTACGCAGATAAGGAAATACCGGATTCTTGGTTTTTAGAACCATAAAAATTTGGTAATATCAAATATTTGTTGTATATTTGATATGTGTTGAAAGTTAATGATAAAAATACGGTCATAACAACGCTATCTAATGCGTTGGGTAATTACTCCATATTAAAGGGTAATGAATTAGCCTTTTATTGTCCATTTTGTAATCACTCTAAGCAAAAACTCCAAGTTAATACCGAAACTCAAAAATGGCATTGCTGGACTTGTAATAGTGGTGGTAAGAAATTAACATCTTTATTAAAGAAATTAGATGTCGATAGAAAGACTATTTCTATTATTAGAGAGATATACGGAGATTCCAATTATAACCCTAAATTAGAGGATGCAGATACAAAAGTATACATTCAGTTACCAAAAGAATTTATATCGCTTGGTGAGTCTCCTAAAGGGTTTAATCCCGAATATAAACACGCAATACATTACCTTACTCAAAGAGGAATAGGTATAAAAGATATAATAAAATATAATATTGGATATTGTAAAGAAGGATTGTACGGACAAAGGATAATTATACCATCATACAATTCTGATGGTTCATTAAATTACTTTGTTTCTCGTTCGTATTACCCAGAGAATAAAATGAAATATAAAAATCCTCCAATCAGTAAAAATATAATATGTTTTGAATCACAAGTTAATTGGAACGAACCAATTATATTATGTGAGGGTGTATTTGATGCAATCACAATTAAAAGAAATGCAATTCCATTATTAGGTAAATTTCCATCTCGTAATTTGGTTGAGAAAATCTTTATGAGTGGAGTTAGTGATATTATAATTTCATTAGATAGTGATGCAATTAATGAAGCCCTTAAAGCAGCAGAATATTTTAGGAAGCAAGGGATAAATGTTAAAATGATGTATATGGAAGATAAAGATGCATCGGAAATAGGATACAAGAAATTCTACGAACAACTAAAGAAAACTAAAGAGTTTTCATCGGAAGAATTGTTATTAAATAAAATAAATAGTTTATGAGTAAATTAAAAAAGATTTACCACATCGCAGACGTACACATTCGTAATGTAAAAAGACATAATGAGTACAGACAGGTTTTTGAAAAAATGTTTGATGAGATTCGTAAAAGAGGTACGGATAATTCAATCATATATTTAGCAGGTGATATTGCCCATGCTAAATTAGAACTATCTCCTGAATTAGTTAGAGAGATTAGTTGGTTATTTACGGAATGTTCTAAATTGTGTGAAACAATCCTTATTACAGGTAATCACGATTGTAATATGAACAACTCCGATAGATTGGATGTATTAACTCCAATTGTTGAA